CTAACCGACTGCTCCGTGTTGGAGATGTTGCTGATCTGTTGGGGGTATCTAAGTCTTACGTCTACAAGTTGGCGCAGATGACCGAAGACTTCCCCAAGCCTCTTGTGCTTGGTTCGGATGACAACCGAAGATCTGCCTCTCGCTGGGTGCTTACCGAGATTGAGGATTGGGTAAACAGCAGACCGAGGGGTAAAGATTATGATACCTAAAGCACAGTTAGTTCTCGGACCACCGGGCACAGGAAAGACGTACTACCTGATCCAGCGCATCAAGGAAGCGTTGGAGCAGGGGGCCCATCCATCTCGGATCGGTGTGATATCCTTCACTCGCAAGGCCATTGAGGAAATGATTGCGAGGTCATGCGCTGAGTTTAATCTGGAGCCTAAAGACTTTCCGTACATGAGGACGAGCCACTCGTTCGGGTTCCATGCTCTGGGGCTGCAGCCTAGAGATATCATGAGCAAGGAAGACTACGACAACATAGGTCGGGAGGTCGGGCTTACGTTTGAGGGAAAGATGCGTATGTCTTTAGAGGACGGTCTTTCCATGCCTACCATCGGAGGATCGGGGTCCAAGTACCTGCAGTTGGAGAACCGTGCGCGGATGCGTTTGATTAGTTTGGACACAGAGTACAACGACGAGGCCGATTGGAATCTGTTCTATCCCAAGCTACTGCAGCTGTCAGGTCAGATAGCGGAGTACAAAGCAGCGACGAGCAAGTTTGATTTTGTTGACATGATCGAGAAGTATGTTGCGATAGGTGAGGCTCCCAACCTAGACTATTTGTTTATCGACGAGGCCCAAGACTTCACCCCTTTGCAGTGGATGATGGCTGAAAAGCTCGCCGCCAAAGCGGACAAAGTCTACATCGCTGGCGATGATGACCAAGCTATCCACCGTTGGACAGGCGTGGATGTTGGCCTGTTCAACCGGAGTTCGGAAAAGGTAAAAGTTCTGAAGAAATCGCACCGCATTCCCAAGTCGGTGCATAGGTTAGCCGTAAATATAGCCAGTCGTATATCCGACAGACTGACTAAAACCTTTGAGTCTCGGGACGAAGAGGGCTCAGTCGAGTATGTGTACCGCATGGATGAGATACCGTTGGACAGTGGGTCATGGACCGTCATGGCTCGGACCAACAGCTACGTCTATGATCTAGCGGACTATGTTAAAAAGGCCGGGTTTAAATATTCGATCAAGGGTAGGCCCAGCATATCACTGGACTTGGTTAAGAACCTGATGACGTGGGACGATTTGTGCAAAGACCAAAAGGTGGGGCTGCAGAGGATTAAGGACCTTTATGACTCCGTCCCAAAGCAGGGGAAAGATGCGGTGGCTGAACGTGGCAGTCGACAATTGCTGGACACGTTACCCGATGATTGTGAGTTAAATCTCGATGATCTGCAACGGGACCACGGTCTTTTGGCAGGCGCTGAGAAAAGCGGGTACAAAATCCTTCGAGTGGGTCTTGCCGAGCAGGACTACATCGATGCGATTTTCCGCCGAGGGGATGACCTATTGTCGGAGCCTCGTATCAAGCTGTCCACTTTCCATGCTATGAAGGGTGGCGAGGACGACAACTGCGTTGTTTACACAGCGTCGACCAAGGCTTGCACCGAAACAGATTACCCCGACGACGAACACCGAGCGTTCTATGTCGGAGTGACACGAGCGCGAAACAGATTGTACGTCCTCCAAAGCAGCATGAAATATAGGTACATACTATGAAACGTGATCAAGTCTTAGACACAGCAAAAGAACTGATCAACGGTCAGAGGGCCAGGGACTATGGGGATGCGTTTGAGAACTTCTCTCGGATTGCTGTAGGCTGGAACGCCATCATCAAAGAGGCGATGACAACCCACGGGCATGTAACCGAGCGTCATATTGCGCTGATGATGGACTGGTTGAAGACAGCACGGCTGCTCAACGATTTAGACAAGGCAGATTCGTGGGTCGATAAGTGTGGGTACAGCGCTCTTGGCTCAGAGTTCTCGGATCGTGAAGCCGAGATTCAATCTCGTCTAGATACATACTTGAAGAAAGACACTTGATGACTAACAGTTTATTTGGAAGCGACCTGCACCACCAGATTAAGATTGACCTAGACGTGGTTGATCAGGTCTGGAATATCCCCCCTGACTACCCAGATCTAACTGGGTACAAAGAGGTGGCCGTTGATCTCGAAACCAAAGACCCAAACCTAATGACACTTGGTCCAGGATGGGCTCGTAATGATGGGCACATCATCGGGATCGCTGTCGCAGCGGGGGAGTACAAAGGCTACTTCCCTATCCGCCACGAGAACGGACACAACCTAGACCCAAAGTTTACCATGCGCTGGCTCAAGAAGCAGATGTCCGTACCTGAGATGAACGTGATCATGCACAACGCAACGTATGACGCGGGGTGGATGAGAGCCGAGGGCGTGGAGATCAAAGGCCGGATCATCGACACCATGGTGACAGGCGCTTTGGTTGACGAGAACCGGTGGTCCTTTGGCCTTGATGCGATGGCCCGTGACTATGCCTCCATCCGCAAAGACGAGAAGATGTTGAAGGCTGCAGCTGCAGCATGGGGTATCGATCCCAAGGCTCAGATGTGGCAGCTGCCCCCGATGTACGTTGGTGCGTACGCCGAGAGAGACGCTGTCGCGACACTGAAGTTGTGGCAGGCATTGAAGATCCAGCTAGAGGCCCAAGAGCTGTGGCACATTTGGAACATTGAGACAGACTTGATTCCATGCCTGTTGGACATGCGTACCAATGGAGTGCGCGTTGATTTGGAAAAGGCTGATCGAAACAAAAAGCAGCTACGCAAACAGTCGAAGATCCTGCGAGGGTTGATTGAAAAAGAAGCGGGCATGGAGGTAGACATCTGGGCTGCAGCGTCTATCCAAAAGGTGTTCGACAAGCTGGGCATGGAATACCCAAGGACCGAGATCAAAGAAAACGAGGAGACTGGTAAGGCCACAGGCGGAGCTCCGTCCTTTACCAAGGCGTGGTTGACCAACCACCCCGCCGAGATATGCCAGCACCTGGTCAAGCTGCGTGAGTTTGACAAGGCCGACGCGACGTTCATCGACAGCATCCTGCGGCACGAACACAACGGGCGCATCCACACCGAGCTCCACTCCACACGGAGGGATGAGGGCGGCACAGTCACAGGAAGATTCTCTAGCTCTAACCCAAATCTACAGCAGATTCCGGCGAGAGACCCCGACATCAAGAAGCTGATCCGTGGGCTGTTCATTCCTGACGAAGGCTACCAGTGGGGATCGTTTGACTATTCGAGCCAAGAACCGAGGCTCTTGGTGCATTTTGCAGCGAGCATTCCTTCAGCCCTCCGCAGCCATGTGGTCGATGATGTAGTTGAGGAGTTCAATTCGGGCGACGTGGACCTACACCAGATGGTGGCGGACCTTGCGGGCATCACTCGGAAGGAAGCAAAGACGGTTAACCTTGGGATTATGTATGGCATGGGGGTGACTAAGTTAGCTAACCAGATGGGCATCTCTATGAGCCAAGCCAAAGACATCATGAAACGGCACCGGGTCAAAGTTCCATTTGTCAAACAGCTTGCGGACATGGCTTCAACGCAGGCCGCTGCAAACGGATTGATCAGAACGTTGTTGGGCCGCAAGTGCAGGTTCCCTCTGTGGGAGCCAACGCAGTTCGGCGTTGGTAAGGCGCTGCCCTACGAGGACGCGCTGCGGGAGTACGGCAGAGATATCAAACGTGCGTTTACATACAAAGCGTTGAACCGTTTGATCCAAGGATCGGCGGCAGACCAAACCAAAAAGGCTATGCTTGATTGTTACAAAGAGGGGATGACGCCTATGCTGACGGTACACGACGAGCTATGCTTTAACATAGATAGCCCAGAGCAGGCTGCAAAGATCAAGGAGATCATGGAGACAGGGATCCCGCTCAAGGTTCCCTCAAAGATTGACGTAGATATTAAATCCGATTGGGGAGAAATAGAATGATGCACATAGAAGATTTAGAAGCTCTGGGGTTTAAACAAATGCACCGAGTTCAAGTTAAAGCCGTACTAGATTTTGTACAGGACGCAATTCACCTTGCCGCCATGACCGACGATCCCGAAATTCTGGCCGACGTTGAACAAACCGCGGACGAACTGATTCGTTTGTTCGGAGGCACCGGGGTTACAGTTAAGATCGAGACAGACTAGCAATCTCCATGTTTCGGGCGACATCCATTGGGTTGTCGCCTAAGATTGCTGGGTTCACCGCCGCAGTACGGGTCGGCGCAGCTGGAACTTGAATCGACCCCTCTTGTTGGAGAGGTTGCTGCGAAGGAACTCCAAAAAGAGGAACCTCCTGCTGCGGAGGTTGTTGCGAAGGAACTCCAAAAAGAGGAACCTCCTGTACCGATGGTGCAGGTTCGTTTAACTTACGTCGTCTTTGTTGACTAATTGTCTTTCTAATTTCAGCCCTCGGCAGCTCTTGGATAGTTTTGTTTCTGCGCATGTCATCAAGTACACTACTGCTTATATCCAACGGGCTATAGGTCCCGCGCATTATTTCATTGATGCCTCCGACACCCGCCTCTTTTAAACTCCGGCGGATATCACTGTCTTTCAAACCAAACAACCTCCCAGCTTCGACCACCCGATTGAACTCACGGAAGGCCCGGAAACGTGCCTCGTTTGCATTTTCGTACGCGTCAAGCAACTGATCTTTGGTGACGTTTTGGCGGCGAGCGATAGAATTAAAGATGTTTGAAGAGTCCTGTCGAGCCCGAGCGAACTCATAACCTTTGTACTTCAAGGAGTCGGTAGCCTGAGACTCTGATTCTGACAGCCCTGTAAAAATACGAGCGAGCTCTTGAGTCAGATCTCTTTCTCTTCCCATCCTGTCTTTCTCTGACACCTTTAGCGTTTCGTTCAGGTTTAATCCGTTGATAAACCCACGAGCAAAACGGCTTGGTTCAATCTTCCCGCCGCTTTCGTCAATTGGAATAATAGCAGGGAGCAAAACATCTGCGATGTGAGCAAACGACTTCGCCACTTTATCCCCAGCGCTGTCCTCTGCGTTGTATATTTTAGAACCTGTAATAGTTTTGCCACCACGACCGAACTGACCCAAGGAACTCATCACTGGGTTCTCTGCGTCAGGGTCTAGCACATCTCTGAACGCTCCGAGGGCAATAGATTCCTGCAGGAACGGAGACATCAACTCACCCAAGGACGCGAACGCTGCCTCGGATACAATCTGCGCACCGTTCTTGTCGTCTCGAACGCCCTTTTCAAATTTGTCAATGGCGGAACGGACTGTGCGTTCCAGCATGTCATATGGGTTAGAGTAGCTGTAGTTTATGTATCGTGGTGTGCCATCTTCATGCCGTCCAGTCGGGACCAGGCGAGCAGTCTTTTCCCAAGGAGCGGCAAGGGACTCTTGGTATGCATCCATCTCTTCTTTAGTTACACCAGATGTTGCGTAGGCAAGGCTCGAAACCCCGGCGGGAAGCACAGAAAACGTTGTCAGGGCCCCGGTTAAACGACGGAGTCCAATCTTTTGGATCTCGACGTTGGCGTCAGCCAGCTCATCGATGCCGCGAGCGATCGTGTTCACCCCTGTTCGCATGATTTCATACGGGAAAGCGATGAAGTTACCGACGGGAGCACGGCGCAAAGACTTGATAGCTTCAGGAGCAAGGTTGTAGTTTGGAACTGTATTACGAACGATCCGAGCTGCGTCTTCTCGGATGTATGTGTCAAGATCCATCGGCCTCCCGGCCTTGCTCTCGATGTATTTAGCTTGAGCTTCGGGATCCATTTTGCTTAGAGCATTGCGCAGTTTGTTGCTTTCAAAGGTGTAGTTGTAGACCTTCCAGATGTCGTCCCCTGCTTGATACAGGCTTTCCGCCTTTTTCCCTGATGTTTTAAAAAAGCCAAGTATGGGGTTGTCTGTAATCTTAGATCCGAACTTCCGAACGGAAGCGAAACCTTCCCCTGCGGTATCGTCGGTGTATCCAAACCCTTTTGCTACTAGCTCTTGGAGCTCTCGCAATTCCGCTTGGCTGTTTACAATGCCCAGTCTCTGCAGCTCTTTGAACTCTTCTGCAGCTTTTTCAGGGGGGAGATTTTTAAGGTTGTTGAACACAAGACCTACAGATTCCCACAAGTTTGCGCCTTTGCCAACGTTGCCCTGTGCCGCAGCAAACGCCGAGGCTGTGGTTACATTTCGAATTTGAGTTATCGGGGACAAAATAGTCTTGCCGTATTGGGTGCCGCCTTTGACTCGGAGAAACCCAGAGTATGTCGCCCGAAGAGCGTTACCTATAACGCCAGTGTCGCCTATCACAGTGCGCGTTAAGTCTTGGTACACTCGTTCAGGCACAGCAAAACCGTGCAAAGATCCCCATCCTGATGTGGCGATGTCTTCGTCGATAGCTTTATCCGCTTTACTACTTCCTCTTCCGCTACCGAGCACCACATAACCTTCGTCGGCAAGGTCGGCGAGTTGCTCTCTGGTCATTGGTTGACCATTTGCGGCAGGGGTTTCGCGAAACAGTTTACCTATTCCATCAGGGGAGGCTTTCGCTGCTGACCGTATTGTTCCAAAGTAATTGTCCACTGCATTAAACTCGGACAAGTCTGACACCGTGGCGACATAATTCTCTAAAGGGTTTTTAACCTCGCCGAGCAGAGCCTTCTGATAGTCTTTGAGGTTAGTCCGACTGATAAATAAATCCGACCGGAGCCTCTGTTCTCCCACCCGCGCCGTGCCCTTGAGCGTAGAACCTTTAATCTTACCTTTATGCCGTGCTAGAAACGCATCACGGGCGATCTCTGCCTGCTCGTCAGTCACCTGTCCTTGAAGTTTGAACTCGTCGCTTAGTCCGAGATCCTGTGGAGTCCGAGCATCTCTTGCGCTTCGTGCAATTTTAGAGAGTTCTTCCTGCACAGCTACAGGGTCCGACTTAAAACCTTTTGTCGCTTGCTGTAGAACTTCGTCGCTAGGTTTGTACGAAGCGTCCTCGAACAGGCGATATCTCCGACGCATGTATGATCCGAGGTTGCCTCGGATGGTCTCTGACAGCAGTTTTTTTGTCTTAGGGTCCATCATATCGTTCTTCTTCAGGTAATCGCTTTCCAAAATCTTGGTGGAAAGCTCATCCAAATGAGAACGCATTTTAGTAAGCGGGGCGATGATCTCGTCGGGGAACAGCTTTAACAATTCGTCGGCTTGTTTTCTATCAGGCAGCGTTAAGTATTTATCAACAGCGTTATACGCATCCGCTTTTGCAAAAGGTGTAGCACCTTCAAGCTTCTTGTTGGCGGTAGTGACAAGCTTGTCGAGTTCTTTGTCCAGTAAATTGCTCAGTTTATCAGCGGCTTGCACTTCGGCCTCAGTTAATCCAGGGATCAAGGACCGAGATTCGGCGACCGACTCCGGAAGGATACCGCGGTATCGCATCACGGCTAGTGTTTCTGCAACGGCATTTTTCATAGGGCTTTGTTCAAGGCCTAATGCCCTTGCGGATTCTATTTCATCGAGCTTGCCGCCAACTTTTCGAGCTCCAGCTTGGATACCGCGAGCTACTTGTGTAGCTCCAGGGATCTGCCCTGCTGCGGTTGCTGCTGCACTTGCAGCGCCAGTGACGCCCTTGACAATAAACGGGGCCGCAACGATGCCCGCGGCACCTTCAAAGCCCACCTTGGCTTTGTTTAACAAACCTTCTAATGCGCGTTCTTCACCCTCAAGGCCAATCAAATCAGTGGTTTCTGTTGGACCGCCTTCAAAGAAGTCCCCGATGGTAGTTGTGTCACTGGTTGCAGTGACAGCGTCTGCTAACCCCGCCGCTCCTAAAGACGCAACGAACTTCCCTGCTTTCCCAGCTTTAGCTACCGCATTTAGACCCTGAATACCTTTAACGGCTAACCCACCGGGTAAAACAAACTGCGCCCCAACCTCACCTATAGCCCCGGCGATCCCTTGCGGGTCGATCCCAAGATCGTTTCGAAAGTTTTCAAAACCTTCCGATACATCAGATGCATAATCGGTGCCATTTACAGCATCGTACCCCAAAGCTCCAAGTTCCGCGACACCCTGCACGACCTTAGTCAAGCCTGATCCAACGCCCTCGATAAACTCTTGACCCACACCTTCATACTCGGTGGGGTCGTACTCGTCTTCTGGGACGCGAGAGGTAGACGGAACCCCAAACAAAACAGGGGCCGCAGAAGGAACCCCAAACAGTTTTTCCTCAGCCATTTTAGCTCCCATTACTCGTTTGGTTTACTACGCGTCTTGCCGTTTTGTATGAACTCAGACCCAGGAGGAAGAGCATCGTACTCTGTTTGATTCGTAACAACTGGAAGACCGCCCCCCGTTGCCGTTGGATCAGTGATGTCCACGGCCCCTGCTGAAGGATCGTTTTGAGCCATAGCCGTAACAAGTATATCGGCTTCCCTCTGTACCGCGGCGGGGTCGACCTGCCCCGTCTCAGCGTTGTAGACATTAAACTGGTCAGGGTTTCTCAGAATAGCTTCGATGGCCCGTTGGCGTAATCTTTCAGGGGTATAGTCGCTAGCCTTCCCAGCGTTCGTTGCAGCATTTCTCATAGCAGCCATCTTCTCTGCAAACACTTGCTCCAGTGCAATCTTGGACATGGAGTCTTCACGAGACAGCTGTTTCTCTTCGATAGCTGCAGCGCCCTGAGCGCCCTGCTTGAGCGCCGTCGCAATGTCGCCGCCCTCCGCAATAGCAAAGCCCACCGCCGCCCGGTTCAAGGACCGAAGGTTGTCGTACCGAGATGCGTCGACACCGAACGTGTCGCTGATCAGAGCCTTCATTGCCGAAATCTTGCCTTTAGTTCCCTTGGGAGATTCCTTGCCCATGCCTTTTAGAATCTCTTCGGTCTCTTCCGTAGGAGTTGTTTCCGGGTCAACTAACGTATCCGCGGCGATCTGCAGTTCGGGAGGAATTTCTTTCACCAGACCGGATTCAATCGCGGCCTCCCCCGTTTGTATGGCCTCGGCCATCGGATCTTTAGGGGTGGTTGTTAGCTTTTGAACTTCTTGGTTCACGCCCTCTTCGGTAAAACCAAACATCGTAGGGACGGTTGGTTCTGTAATAGACTCTTTAAACTCCGTCGGAGCCTGGGTAATATCTACCGGCTCTTGAGCCGGGGGGTTGAGGAACGGGTCTGAATAAGAGTTCGCATTAACTGTCATTCCGTCTTGGTAACCTTGGACCATGCCACCTTGTTTATATCCCATTGATGCCTGCATCAATTCAGGGGACGAGGCCATAACTCCAGTAGGCTGCTGCATCATCGGCTGCTGCATCATTGGCTGACGAGCATATCTCTGAAACAATGGTCTATTTAATACGCTCATAACTAACCTCCTATGAAAACAATCCGCCGCCGCCGCCTTGTTGCAGACCTGACAGACCCATACCATAACCCAAGAACGTTTGCGTTGGGTTTTTCGTAGGAGCAAGACCCGC